CCAGCTGATTTTTATTTCAGATACGGAACACAAGCAACATCACCTGGATCCGAAAATAATGCTATGGCTACATGGAATGGTACTGGTCAAGGCATTTCTGGTAGTTCTATAGCAAATCAAGTTCCTTTTCCATCTGATGGCGAGTTTTGTACTCTGGGTGCATCTTATGACAGTAAATCACAAATTATTGCTTGGACCTATCAAGGCGTACTTATCCAAAGAGCCACATTCGATGATAGATTAACAGGACAAATGACAACAAATGCTACACAAACTTGGGCATATCCAAAAGGTGTGTTAGTTCCAACATTAGGAGTAAGAACAAAAGAAACAGCTGCTAATAGTATGAAAGTAGATTACTTTAGATGCGGTATGAGAAGGAGTGGTAGAGTATGAAATATGTAATAAGATGGCGAGGTGGCTATATGGAATTTAGTAGTATGAAAGATTTGTCTGATTGGATGAAGGCTCAAAACCATGATTTTCCAAATATTTGTTTGGAGGTAAGATAATGGCTAAGAAGTTAACATTAACAATAGACGGTGTAGAAACACAATATGCAAATACAACAGCAGGTAAAAAGAAATTAGCAGATGCTGCTATGGACGCTTTAGCTGTTGGTAAAGAAGTAGTTTTAGATGAGGTAGAAGTATAATGGCAAGTAGAGACGGTAATGTAATATTCGGTAGAACTTCAGCAGTTGGTGAAGTTAATAAAAAAATAACTGGTAATGCAAGCGTAAGTTTTCCTGATGGTATTTCTAATTTTGTGAAAAAAGATCATCCTTTATCTAAGATCGGTATTTTAGATAAAAGTAAATATATTGTTTGGCACGACGATTTTAACAAATATGTTGCAGGTCATTGGGAGAAAACAGTAGTTGAAGCAGGTTCAGGCAATCACTCCGTTGGTGTCATAAACGGATCAGGTGGCCAGCTAGAACTAGCTACTGACAACGCTAATAACGACAGAGTTTTGTTGCAATACAAGGGTAATGCAGCTCAAGCAGTTGGAAGCTTTATCATGGATCCTAAGAAGAAGACATATATGGCTATGCGTTTTAAAGTAGACAATTGGCAAACATGTGCTTTTCATGTTGGTATGATGAAAAGACTAACAACTTTTAGTGGTCTTTTAAGTATGGGTGGTTATGTACAGGGTTGTGCTACTGATCCGTTGTTTACAAGCTCTAATCCAGCTTTATTTGCTTTTAATGCAACAGGTACAGGCTTACCGCTTAATTCAGTATTTGGCCCAGGACAAGTATTCGAACCAACAACAGGTGATATTACAAATGATGAGTTTATTGAAATGATATTTATCTATGACCCTGAAAGAGGTGTTGGTAAAAAAATACCAGGCCCAAGAAACAATTCTAATTATCTTAATAATGTGAGTGCTGCTACACCAGCTGGTCAAGTATTTACTAACCAAGCTTATCAACATAAACCTGTCTATTTTAGAGATTCTTCTAAAGGATGGGTTGGCTGTAATGCAAGTGTAGGTAGCTCAGATTTACCATACACAGCAGGGACAGATACAGTATCATCCGCAGTATGGCCTGACGGTATCAACCTAATGCCTACTCTAATGATTAGAAACAGTACTGCTGCAATAAGTAAGTTGACAGTAGATTATTTAACAATTGCACAGGAGAGATAATGAGTACAAATTACGAAAAAGGTTTTAATAACCTACCAAACTTAAAAAATCACCCAGCTGGTGATTATATGGGCGGGGATTGGCCCACGAAGTTTAATATTATATTTGATGATTTTACATCATTTGACACAGCTTCTAATGGATGGCGAGTAGGAACAAATGCAGGTTCTACTGTGGCTTTAGCGCCCACTTCGCAGTTTGACAGCAAGACAGCTAACGGTGTTTTAAGAATGACACAATCATCATCTACAGCTTCAACTAATGGTAGTTGTGTATTAGCTTGGTCAGGTGGTAATGCTACCAATACAGAAACTATTGAATTTACAGGAAATGAACCGTTTTTTTGGCAAGTAAGGTATAAGTACGGAGCTACATGTACTGATGCATCTTTTGGATTTAGCATGAGCGAAGACGGTGTTATGGCTTCTTCTAAATATAATGGAATTGAATTTTTGCATCCAGGGTTTCAATGTCAATTTAACCCTCAAATTGGCACAGGTAATGATCCGTCAGGCAGTTGGTTTAAGACTAATACTGCTATTGTAGGTGCTTTTGGACATTGGGATGGTAAAGATGATGCTACAGTTATTGATAGATTTAATGTTCTAACATTTTATTATGATCCAAAAAGAGAGTTTATGGTTTATCAAATCAATGACAGAAGGTACGAGTCTAAATCATCAGGAGGCTTCCAAGATGGTATGGATTTTCAAATTGATTCTGTTCCTTCTAGCCAACCTACAGGTAAAATTTTGTTACCTTCGATAGGTTTCTCAGCAGGCACAAGTCAATTTATTGATATAGACTATGTGATGGTAGGTTGTCAAAGACCTGAGGAGTTATTCTAATGGCATATATAATTAAATACGAAAAACCAAGTGGCGAAACTGGCGAAGTGTCAGTCGCAAATGTTAATAAAATACAAGAAAAACTAGAAGAAATAGGACCTTGTAATGTTGAAATAAAGGAGAAAGAATAATGTCTTTAACAAATTTTCCAAATGGAGTTAGCAACCAAAGTGTTGATAACATAATTAAAGGTAATTTTTACGATCCTACTAGAAATCATGTATTCTTTGATGACTTTGATCATTACGATACTGATAAGTGGTCTGAACTAAAATCAGCCAACGGTACAGTAGCAATCAGCCCTGATAATCCATCATGCATTAGATTGACAAGTCATACAGGTTCAAACGACTTTACAGGTCTATTGTTAGGCCCAGCAGTTGGTACACCTGAGCATAACTTCACTCTGAAAAAAGACAGAGACTTTGTTATGAAGTTCAGATGGAATCCAAATGGCATGAACGCAAATGATCCAGCATATGCAGGCGCATTTATGTTTACTGATGATGTACAAGCAGGTCCACCAATATTCTTTTCACCAACACCCCCAACAGGGTCAATAGGTGTTTTGTTTAAAGGTGATCCAGCAGGCGGCACAGTATGCTATCAATATGTAAATAACGGTTCTAATGCATACGCAGGCCTACTTAATTCAACAGATAATCCTGAGTTAAACGTCGCAAGTAGAGCAGGCTTTCCAAACACATTCTTTACTGCAACCATTTATTACGATTCAGTCAGAGGTAGAATAAAATGGATACTAGAAGATACATTAGTGTCAGAGGTAGATATAACAGTAACAGATAGAAGTTTAAAAAATAGTGCATCAACATCTTTAACAGCAGCGGACATACCGTTTACTGATTCAGGTGCACAAGTACTACCGCATATTTATGTAGCAAACTTTTTAAACTCGGGAGCACAAAGTGCTGACTTTGATTATATATTTGTATCTCAACCAAGAGATCCAGGAGGTTTCAAGTAATGGCTATAAAATTAAAACTTATAAATACACAAACTGGCGAAGTCGTCTTAGATGAAACTGTAGCTAATAAAACTGCTGCAAATAATAAATTAAAAGATTTAAATGAATCAGTTCAAGTTATTTGGGAGGAGGAATAATGAGATTAGTAGGTAGTGATGTAAAAACAGCATCCTCAACTTCAACCGCTACAGGTGGTGTTGATTTAACACAACACAGATCTAGACTCAAAGGATATGTAATAGCTGGTGGTTCATCAGATGGTACAGTAACTTTTAGAGATGGCAGCGTTTCAGGGACAGTCTTGTTAGTTGCTCCTTGTAATGCAAATGATACAGAAACATTAAGTATACCGTCAGAAGGCGTATTGTTTGAAAACGGCATACATGCTGTTTTATCTAATATAGATAGAGTAACAATATTCCATTCTTAGATGGCTAAAAATATAAGAAGAACAGTAGGTAAGGGAGGAAACTACCGATCTACTAAGTCTGGTGCAGGCATGACCAAAAAAGGTGTTGCTGCATATAGACGAAAGAACCCAGGTTCTAAGCTTAAAACTGCTGTAACTGGTAAAGTTAAAAGAGGCAGTAAGGCAGCAAAAAGAAGAAAATCTTATTGTGCTAGATCCTTGGGACAATTAAAAAGAAGTTCTGCCAAGACAAGGAATGATCCGAACTCTAGAATAAGGCAGGCTCGCAGACGTTGGAGGTGCTAATATGAGCTTTTGGGAAAAAGTGCAAGAATTTTTTGGCTGGGTAAGAGTCAGAAATCGTGATAAAGATGGTCGATATGTCGCTGATGATAAATCGACAGCAAAGAATGAAGCCTACAAAATGGTTTACAAAGATGATCTCGTGGTTAAACCTAAGGCAAAAAAAGTTAAACGTAAATATAAAAAAAGGAAGGCTAAATAATGGCTATAAGTAGTAAACAGAGAGTACAGAGAATAGAGGTTTATCCTTTATCTGATGAAACAGCAGCTGATACAGCTAATGCAAAACATCCAACTGTTATGGTGTGTTATGAAAATGTTTTAACTGGAACTGGTGCAGATGCTCATCTAAACGGTACAGTTGCAAATGAAAACAAACATTTAAGCAAATTTGTTGCAGATGGTGGCGCTGCTACTGATTACTCTGGCGAAGATGCTTTAGTAAAAACAGTTTGTGCAGCTATTTGGGCATAAGTGTACGAATATAAATGTGAAGTAACTAGAGTAGTAGACGGGGATACAGTAGATTGTGTCCTCGATCTAGGCTTTAGTATTCTTCATAAATGTCGTGTACGTCTATACGGTATTGACACTCCTGAATCTAGAACTCGTGACCTAGATGAAAAAGCAAGAGGTAAACTTGCATCTAAATTTCTAAAAGAAGCTATAGATAACGGTGAAGAAATTATTCTAAGAAGTGAGCTAAAAGACTCTAAAGGAAAGTATGGCAGAGTCCTTGGTTCAATTGTCGTGGATGGT